TTTTTTGTTTCGGTTTCTGAGTATTTTTCTTTTTAACCTTTAGAGTCCATTCACCTTTGGAATCTTCTTCAGTATTAAAATTACAAATTCTATTCGGGCCTGTAATACTAATAATTTCTAAATTTTTGTGCGCCGTCATGAAGCTAGATACAATCTCATTAGATGTTATTGTTTCTTTGTTTTTTGGCCTTGTGGGCACCCATTCTAAACTTTCTTTAATCAACACAGTTGTGTCATCAATAAATTCAATATTCATTTTTATCCTCCTCAAAATCTGTATTGTAATCTAAATTTTCTTCTTCCAGTATGTTAGTGATTTTATTATATAAAACCGGACTAATGCTTTTTAAGTAGTTTCGATCTCTAAGAAAATAATTCTCAAACCCATTTGCAAAATACTCATTAATACTAGTAATTGCATATGGAGAATAAAATAGACCAATTATAAGATTCTCCAATAGGGGATAACCAACAACCTTGTATAAATAATAATCAAAATATTTGTCATATTCCGGATCATTAAATTTATCTCTCTGAGGTTCGTAGCCCTCTTGTTCCAAAAGATTATATAAAGTCTGACGTTTGGAAAGAAATTCTCTCTCTATCTCGTTGTCGGAATAAATATTTTCTCCATACCTTTCTTCAACTGCATGCGCAATCTCATGCATTATGTCGTCAATCATATCATTTTCATTGTCTTGATCGTTAGTTATGTAGAGTGCCCCATCTTTATATTTTGCGTTGAAGGGCATATCTCCGTTATCTAAATCTTTAAATTTTCCAACATAAATTCCATCAACATTATCAACAAGCCATTTTGGAATAAGACCTTCGATTGTATCTAAAACATAATTTAAATCAAAATTATAAGGCAGTTGATCTTTAAGGTATACCAGCTTGTCCCCGTATATATGGCGCTCTTTACTATTTTTTCTAGCCTGATTACTACTCTCCACAATATACTCTCTCATTTAGGCAAGACCATCCTTTCTCATGAGTTTTTCTCCTTCATCAACATCATATAATGCTTGCTGATATCCACGGATAAAATTTTCTTCCGCAACTGCTAGGAGAAATTCTGGAAACTCCTCTGCAACTGTTTTAATAATCATCTCTACATTTACTTCATCGTTTTCGGGGTTAACCCTGTTTCCGACATATCCAACAAGCCATTCTTTTAGTTCATTATCCTTATCAACTGGCTTAAGAAGATCAGGATTTTCTAACGAATTATCTGTCATGCTATTTTCTCTCCATTAAAAATTTTAGCTCTTTTCTGTTTTTCCAAAGCGCGTGCAAATAAAGCACTGCAACTACTGAGGGGATTATAAAAGACTCAATGCTATTGTCCAAGAACGAGTGGAATAAAATAATATTAATCACAATTGGCGCCAAAACAACCAAAGATAATTTAATATAGCGACCCGTAACTAGCGCCAGACCACAAAGAATTTGTAAACTGTTCAATACGGGGAAGAAATAGTGTGTCGACGCCAATGCTAACAAAAAATCATGAGATTCAGGGGCTGGTGTTGGAGTCGAAAACATGCCGAAAACACTGTTTAGACCATACGCAAGGAATATCAATCCCAATAGCGCTTGTGCCAGTCGATCTTTGACAACACTTAAGACTTTTAATAAATTTGATTTCATAATCAATAACTCCTTTCAATAGTATAACATTATATTTTATTTGTCAACATATTTAAAGGATTTTTGCTGCCAGAGTGGCCACCTTGGAGCGCTCGCCTTTAACAAGAGTTACATGCCCAGATACATCGTGTGATTTAAATTTTTCAACGGCATATGCCAAACCATTGGACGTTTCATCAACATATACATTATCAATTTGATCAATGTCTCCAGTTAAAACTACTTTTGTGTTTTCTCCCACCCGGGTGATTATCGTTTTTAATTCATGCGCCGTAAGATTCTGGGCCTCATCAATAATAATAAAAGCGTTAGATATCGAGCGACCCCTTATGTAAGTTAGGGCTTCAATTTCAATTGTGCCTTGAGATGTATACATTGCTAGCGTCTCTTTATCATTGCCCATCAAATATCTTAAATTATCTTGAATTGGTGCCAACCATGGAGTCATTTTTTCCTCCATAGTTCCAGGTAGGTGTCCTATATCTTTCCCCAAAGGCTGAATTGGCCTAGATACGATTAATCTTTTATAATTTGTTTCTGCGCTATCTTCAACAACTTGCGCCAGCCCAGAAGCTATGGCTAATAATGTTTTGCCGCTACCGGCTTTTCCGACAAGTGTAACCACTTTTATTTCCGGATCTAAAAGAAGATCTAAGCAAAAATTTTGTTCTTTATTTCTCGGCCTAACTCCCCACACGCCTTTTTTAAATTCACCATTTATTCTCTTAAGAGGGTTGGAATAGTTGTAGAATCTAGCTAAAGCTGTTTTTTTCTCGTTAGAACTAGAGACTAGCAAAACAAAATGGTTTGGAAAAAGTCTGATGTCTTCTTTTTCTAAATAAATTTTTTCTCCGGCATAAAATTGGTCTATTATTTGATCATCAACTAAGTGAGTTTCGAAACCGCTATATAAATTTTCTGTATTCTTTACAACTTGCCCAACAATATAATCTTCAGTGGTAAGGCCAAGTGCATCACATTTAACTCTCATGTTGATATCTCTAGAGACAACTACAACTTTTCGTTTTGAATTTTTATTTTTTTGATCAAGCGCGGTTGCAATAATCTCATTATCAGCGATAGACATATCAAGTTGACTATTCTCTGGAGAAGAAACATATAATATGCCCTTCCCTTTTGCGATGCGTACTCCGGAGTGTAAAGATCCTTTATCTCTTAGGGAATCTAGGTTTCGTATAAAGCTCCTAGCATTTGTCCCAACGCCATCTTGTCGCTTTTTATGATTATCAACTTCTTCTAAAACCTTAAAAGGAATAACAATGTCGTTATTTTGAAAAGAAGTTAAAGCGCTTGAATCTGTCAAATAAACACTAGTGTCTAATATATAAGTTTTTTTTGCCATGCAGTTTCGAATCTCGTATCACATACACAATAAATAGTCCTAATCATGTTATTATGAAAAAGAACTTCTGTTTTGTTGTCTTTGTTAATAGTTATTGTTGGAGGCTATTAAAAAAATGAAAAAACTATTAACTTTGGTTGTTCTTTTTTTCTTAATAATTCCAACTACTTCATACGCCACAATTGTATACTGTAATGGCGGATGCTTTAAATTAGGAGAAGAACACCTAACAACAGTTAAAGGCCTTTTGTATGAAGTTGCGGAGAGGCAAGATAAAAAAACAAAAATAACTTTTTCGCCGCACGTGGCGGATACAATCGTCTGGATGGAGAAAATACACAAAGAAGATAAAATCTACAAAATAAGTGAAATTAAAAAAGACGATCGCGCCAACTTATTAAACAAATCATTAGATTTTATTATCGACGTCATTGCTGGAAAAACTAAATTTGACCCCAGAGTAGTCATGGTGCGTTGGACCGAAACTGGACTAAAAGTCGTGGCGCAATATAAAGAAAAGATAGTTAACAAAAAAATAATATCAGAATATGTGCTGGGGCTGAAGAAATGATAAAAAAAATCTTTATGTTGATTTTTTGTTCTTCTTTTCTATTAACGTGCACTTCCGTATCATTTAATTCGAACGATGTGCCACTAGGGTATAATTATCTCACAGAAAGAGTCGTTAAGGATTTACCTAGAAATTCATTTTTGCACATCTTATCAAAAGAGTATTATGAGCACTGCTATAAAACAATGAACGGTGAAGAAGAATGTATCGTCCTTAAGGAAGCTGGAGTTTCTAGCGGATCCGCATTTGTAATATACAATACTCCCAATGGTAGCCTGGCAATTACTGCAGATCACGTATGTGAGCCAAGCAGTCCGCATATGAAGCAAAAATTAATCTTAACAACCTTGTCTGGTAAAGAGTATAAAGCCAGAATATTAGAGAGAGATTCAAAAAGACAAAATGACATATGCTTATTGTTTGCAGAGGGTCTCGATGAAAAACCAGTCAAACTGGCCATTAATGGCCCTCCTCCTGGCGCTAAGCTATTTAACATAGCGGCCCCTGCAGGAATATTTAACAAGGGCATGGTGCCCATTCTAGAGGGTAGATACAATGGAGTCTCTTTTCACGGGTGTTCAATGTACTCAATACCTGCCGCAGGTGGCTCATCTGGATCTATGGTTTTAAATAATAATTTTGAACTAGTGGGTCTTATCCACTCTCTGCACATAAGGTTTCCAACTGTAACGTTGGGTCCTAGGTTTGAAGTTTTAAGCAAATTTGTGAGAGAAGGAATTAAAAAACATTCCAATTTGTAAATTAGATTTCAGAAAAAAGAAATTTGTCAAAAAGGGCCATTTTTTCAATATATTTATTTCCATGCGTGCCATATAGGGCTGCAGCAACGCTGCTTAAGAGAGAATTACCATCTTGAGGGGTAAAACAAAATCCAGTTATTTTTGTAGATCTCGATTTATTAACCACACTTAAAGATGGTAAAGAAACAACTGTTTGATTAAATATCCTACCATAGTATCCGTGATCCCTACCAAAAGAAAAAACTTTATTTGCTATATTTTTGTGCGTCACGGCGACGAAACGGTTTTCCCTTAACATGTGCTTAATCGCACCCTCATCATGATGCCCCCCCAATTCGACATTAAACCTAATTGTGTGCATATATTGTGAATTAACTTTCATCGCGCTAGAATATAAAGGAACATCATGATGCATCGTCTGCAACACTCTTGATGCATCTGAAGCATGATGCGTGCCAAATACACTATCTGGGTGATCACCAACTTGAGGAGACGCAATAAAATTGCCCTGTTGGCTGATATCGTTAGCTCTTCTAATACAGGTGAAATCAGAATTTAATATATTATCAAAGTTTGGAGATAGGCTTTTTAATATACTGCATATATTATGAGTATTACAGCTCACTACTTGTATGAATTTGGGAGTACCACGAGTCAGAGCGACATCATTAATACCATATGCATATGGCAAGCCAAATCCTTTTTCGCTACCTTGTGCAATAAAGATTTTTTTTCTTTTTTTCGAAGAAAATATCTTTCCATCTAAAACTTGTTTGTATATGCTTTCTTTGTTTTTATTTCCAGCCGGAGTGCAGTCAATGATAACATGAGCGTTTTCCATTGCCGTTTCATAATCATATACTGGATTGTGTTTCAATTTTAAAAACTCTTTTTGGCGATCACCATCAACAACTAATTTAGCACCCCTAGTACATAAACTTTCTACCTTTGCGCGCTCATCAACTAGAGGAGTTCGCTTATGAAACATAACATTAATTTCCAACTCATTCTGAAGGTCTGAAAGTAATCCAATTAATGGTTCGCCGATGGTGCCGGTACCAATTATTAAAACGTTTTTCATTCTTTGTTTCCTTTATTTTTCTTTCTCTCACTTTTTTTCTTTCTTATATTATTTTGCCCCTTCTTGGATTTAATTTTTTCCTCTTCTTTCAGAAGAGGTTCTTTTTGGCTTTTCGGATTCCACACTTTCACACCATAGTGGTCAGAATATTTTTGTACTTTAACCCATTCATATTCTTCTGAAAGCACTTTTCTTGCTGTATCTGCTTCGCCAAACGTTTTGTATTTTGCTATTATTTTCCAAGTTTTCTTTGCATCAATCACTGTGTTTCCTCCGGAGTCTTTGCAAAAACATTTTGGAGCGCGGCAATCTTAGATTCCGCCGCCTCTAACTGTGAAACCCACTTGTCGACTTCTTCTAGAAGGTTTGTATGGTCTGCTACTGCAATCGATTTATTGTAAATCAACTCCAACATTGCAACTGCCTCGTATTTTTTTGCAGTATAGCGAGACATTACTGCTTTATGTAAACTTTCTGCGGTCATTATAAACTCCTTTCTTTTTTAACCCATTTTTCCCATGCCTCACCCATTTTTCGGCCGGCAGTAATACTGTCGTCGTATATATCATAAAAAATTACAATATCCATCGGTAAGTAATCAAAATTTGGATGACACTTCCATCTATATTTTCGGTCTTGTGTTACATATCCAATAAAAAAATTTTCAATATATATGTCATACCTATCAATATCTACTTTTTTCCAAGTAACCCTCATAATATGTTTTAAGTTGTATCAAATTTCTTATAAAAGACTACAACATCTACTATTGGCACAGTACTAATGTTTGTATCAGAATAAACTAATTTAATATCTGCAGCCGAAGAATTTAACATAGCAGCTCTTCCTGCAGGAAAACTCTGATCAGTATTTCCTAATACATATTGAGTCCCCGCTGCTACACCTTGGGATGGGTTTGATATCAGACTTAAACTAGGATAACTACTTCCTTTTATATTAAAAGTAACTCCGCCAACAGTAATAGCTACATTTTCTAAAGAATGTAAATCACCAACTGCTGGTGTCTTAATAGTGACCAACACATCAGTAATCATAGATCTAGCTGGTAAGTCTAGCGTTGTATCTAAAGGTGATCCACCATCAGTGAGGGTTAAACTCTCTTTTACTAATTGCCCATAAGTAACTCCATAAGCAGTGGTGTTTTCCATTTTTAAAATATCACCAGCAACTTCTTTGATGTGTAGTCGAGCGTCCGCGGCCTGTACAGCATCTCCAATTGCAATTCTGCCACCAGTAGCAATAGAAAAACGAGAAGAAACATCTCCGCCATCGTCAGTTGCAATTTGAAAAGTACGAAGTCCTTGCTGTTCAGAATTCTTTGAAAGAATAAATGGCTGATTGGTGTAAGAGCCTACATAACTTAAGTCAGCAGTTCCTTCAATACCCATCAAGAACTGATAGGCGCCGGCAGTAGTGGTTTCTTGAGACATATAGAGATAGGGGTTCTGATCCTCGCCCCCTGCATTATCGGTGTCTGCCACTAGCCCTAAAGCAACATCTTGCTTTCCTTCTATGATTAAACTAGTGTCACCTGAACTGCTTACATGCAACGTTGCGATCGGGCTGTCCGTACCTATTCCAACCTTATTGTTACCACCATCAACAAATAAAGTACCAGAATCTAGATCTACATCATCATCGCCACTACCTAAATCAATGTCACCATCGACTGCTAGTGATCCAGTAATACTAGCATTTGGTCCATATTCACTACCCATATATTTTTCCTTTATAAAAGTGGTGGAGGCGCCGGGATTCGAACCCGGGTCCAAAAAGTTTAAACACTTACGTCATTCACAAGATTAGGTACTTAACCACCCAAGTACCACCACCCGAAGCATCGGGGATATCCATTTGTCTTTTCTTTCAAAAAACTTGAAAGTACGTTCCTGCAACGCGTACCACCAATTTTATAAACCTCAAAAATTGGAAAACTGTTTAGCTTTTTTTATAAAGTGCTAAAAACTCCAGACTATGCAGCTAAGGCGTAGTCAAACTCCATATTATCATTGGCGTTTAAAAGTTTGAGTATTTTTACTGTGTTACTCACACAGTCTTGCACGTCAGCATCTCAGCTTCCTGTCAAAACCGTTTCGCCCCCATTTCAAAGATCACACTAATACAATAGAATTTTATACTATTTTTTTTATCTTATTCATCTTTTTTTTCAAAAAAATTTTCTGTATTATATTTTTTAAGCAATTGCCTGAAATCGTTAGGTAGCAATCCTAAAAATCTAGCCCCTTCGCGCTTAGACCTAGTAGTAGAAAGAGCCATCTTAAGCATCGCATCTTGTACAATCTCTCTGGTGGAGTGCCAAATAGGTATGCCAAAACATTTACCACCAAATGGTTTAGTGGCTAGCTCTAATTTAAGCGCAATCACATCTTCTAAAGAAAGAGCATTCAACATTAATTCAAACTCTTCTGAGGAAAGTTTATTTTTTCTCAGTTTCTTAGAAACGCTATAGCTAGCGTTTTTTCCTGAAAGTCTCTTTTTCTTTTTCCAAGCCATCTTAAATTTAATTCTGAAAAATGATACAATATTTTTGTAATTAACTAAATTACTAATATTATTAATAAAATAAATAACTAAAATAATTTATATATTATATCTCATATATTACTTCATTTAAAGTATTAGCTGCACCTTCTGCAGGATAATCCGGGCTTTCTGGCTCTTGTCCAATTTGATCTGACATTTCACCTTCGAATTTATCGAAGTATAATTTAAGGTTTGTCAATCCCCAATCTTTAAATATGGCGGCATCTTCAGGGGCAATAAGACTTTCATATGCAGTGACGATTTGTTGTTCTACTTCACCTAGACTAGTTTCAGCTGCTTCTGCACCCTGTTGGACATATGGATCATCAGAGTCTAATTTTTCGAAACCAGAATCAGCTTCTTTTTCAGCATTAGCTGCCTCAATATCTTGAGGTCTAGATGGCAAAAATTTCGCTGCATCAGGGGCAGCGTCGATATCGTCAGCCTCTACTTCTACTTTAAAATCCTGTTCTGCTAGCGCCATGGCTGTATCTCCAGGGGCTTTCCTGTTGGCATCAATCGGAGCTAGCAAGTTTTTAAAATTAACTAAAAAGTGGTATCTAAAAGATTCTCTTTCTTTTTTATTTGAAGATAAGTTTGTATATGCATCTTCAATTTGAGTAATAATTCTTTTCAGCACAGCATCTAATTTATTAATTCCAGTGTTTTTATGAATTACTTTATCAGCTACTGCAGTTTTTCTAGAAACTTCAGAAATAAAATGGCGCACTATTTTTCTCAGCCTTAGTTCTTCTAACTTTTGCCTTTGTTTGCGCTCTTTCACTATTTGTATGCCTTCGCGGATTAAAGTTCTTAATTTTTGCTCTTCTATATTCATCCTATAGCCCCCAGTAACTTATATAAATAGTCCTCAACCTCTCTAATTAACCCTTGTTGTTCTTCATCTTTTTTATGTGGGCCGGCAGCACCCTCAACTGCTGCAGCCGCTCCTCCGGCTGCAGATATCTCTTCCAGTTCTTCTTCTTTGCCTATATCCATTTGTACCAACATATCAACTAGGCCTTGAGGCATATCGTTTGCATTAAAAAGAAATGATGCAATTGGGTGGTGTGCCTTTCTATAATCATAAGTCAATTCTTCTCCTGGTGATATATCTCTTAAGGTTCTTACATGTAGTTCATCGCCAATTCTTTCTATGGTTGAGTTAGCGTCTTCATGATGATTAATTCTAGAAGAAAGATCAGTTTGGGCGTACCATGTTTTACCTCCGTCTGACGAAGTTGCATTTTGATCTTTTGTTAAATTAGAGTTTTTAGGCATTCTACTTAAAACATTTGATATTCCCAAAGGGCTAAATTCAATCTCTTCTGGATCATTATAGTTATCATATAAATCATCCTGATTCAGTTCTTTAAATGCCAATCCCAAAAGCTCATTTTTCTTATGTCCATTAGTGCTGAAAGCGCCTTGACCATGTATACCAGAAGGTCTGTATACTATAGAATCATTCTCACCACAAACCTCTTCTAAGGGTATTGCAGCCGCCCAGGATCCATACATACGTGTTTTATCAGCTTCGTTTAATACTTCTTCGATTAGCCCAAGAAAAATACCCAGGGGAATCTGGGAAACCTCCTCTAAACCTTCTGGTTCGGAATTTAATTTTTTTCGAATCATCTCATATGTAATAGGATCATAAAAGCCCATAATTTCTTGAAAAAATTCAGGACTAGAATCTTTAAGTGCTTTGCGAATTGTTGTGCCTGACATTTCGCCCAAGCCATCAATTTCAATTTGTACATGAGGTGCAACAGCTATATAGGCATGATTTTCCACTCCTTGATATTCTTCCTCTTCGTCGAATGCTCTAAAATATCTTGGAGTTCCTTTTTTGGTGAAACCGCCGAGTGACTCGCGAGGAAATCTTGGTTTATCTCCATCACAAACGTTTGGATCTGCGTCCATGTCTTTACATCCAACAAAATATACCACAACGGTCTCAGGGTCTAAATTTTGAGTAATCTCAGTTGCATTATACGGATTTTTAGTTTGTACCAGCTTTGAAGGGTCAACATCATGCCCTGCTGCAATTTCCTGCTTTTCTTGGAAATTAAATGGAGACTTAGGTACACCGCCTTTATCTGACATATCTACTTTATCAGAGGTTGCTAAATATACTTCATCAAATCGAGGATCATTTAGTAGAGATTTGTAGACTTCTGCGTGATGTCTGCCCATGGGTTGAAACCTACCCGGGTAAATTGCGACCATCTTTTTTCCATCATCATCATAGAGGGACATGTATTCTTCATGCTCTTCTGATGTCATTGGATCTGCTGGGTTGCGCCGCGCATTTCTCTCTTCTTCTTCATAACGCGCCGTTCTTGCATCTTCGTATTCGTCATTTTTGCCCCATGGACCTTCTATAACGTCCCCTTCGGCAATAACTCCTTGTTCTTTCGCTGCTTTAATTTTATCTTTAATTGCGCCGCCGGCCCCTTTCACAATGAAATCACCAGTGACTTTTACCGGCCGATCATCCAGCCCCCTAATAACAATACCCTCATGTCCTTCCAGAGACCCCTTGGTGCTCGTAGAAGCGCGTTTCACGGCCATCCCTAGGTCATGAGTGCCTTGATTGAATAAAGCGCCGTTAATGGCCGTTTTTACGTCTTCTGGCGTCTCTAATAATTCCATGAGAGGTACACCATTTAAAACAGCAAAATAAATCTCTTTACTTATTGCCCAAGCTTCTTTACCATCTCGTTTTTTAACTTTTGCATTAAATGGATTATTTGCAGTAGAAAGCCATTCGCCTAGAGAATGTGTTTCACTTTCTGTTTCTGTCATTTGTACAGTAAATGGCTCATTTAAGACCGCAGAAAAATCAACCTCTGAAGATATTTCTGTTGGAACATCGCCAACAAGGCTAACTTCGTATTGTTCCGCAATTGGCTGCACTTTTTCAATAATAGATTGAAGTGCTGCTGGGTCGTATGAAACTTCGGTACTTCCGTGTTTTGTAGGCTTTCCAGTTTCCGGATCAATTGGCCTTTCGAGACCTGGACGGTCCATGCCAACGCCTTTTTTGATTCTCCATGGTTGCGCTTTCTTTTCATAAAACTGATTTACGCCATGAAGGGCTAATATTTTTTCGCCATATTCAATAACGTTAGTTCTTCCCTTTTTCATATATTCAGTATTAAAATATTTTGTAGGATCATCCCACATTCCAAGAGCTTTTAATTCAGGTTTTATTTGTGGGAGTGCTTCGTTGAATATCTTTAAAAGTTCATCGATCGCAGGAGGCATACCATGACCTTCCGGCCATTTTTTATAAGCATCCGCGGCCGACATGCCCATCACAGAAGACGGTTCAGAACTTCCTCTATCCATTCTAAAATCTTTTCCAGTAGCAGTTGTTGGGTCATCAACTAGTTTAAAACTTACATTAATACCGTCAAACTTTACGCTCCCTGGGTTAACCTCAAGGTGATCAACAATCTTTTCGAAATAGCTAATTAAATCTTGACCCGTTTTAACATTTGGTATGTCAAACGGATGTTGCATATGACCTGATGTGCCCACGCTTATTCTCCCGCCTTATTTTAAATTATGCCTGCTGACTCATAATTATTGAATACAATTCAATTTCATCTTCCGAGGCGGTACCGGCATCAATTGCCTCTTTCGTATTCCACAGCCATTGCACAAGTTGTCTCTCCGCGGGCTCCGCGTCCGGTAGATCTTTTTCCAAACTATCGCTAGGTGTAACTTCCTCTGGTGCTGCAGCTACTTTCTGTTCTTTCCCTTGAAGATCTTCGTCGCCATAAAGCGAGCCGAACCAGCTTTCTTCGTCCCTAGAGTCACCACTTGACTCTCCTTCGCCTTCTTCTCCAGTCGCCATGGCCTGCGTCCCAGCGACCGCAGCTGCGCCCCCTGGTAGCATTGAGCCTATTGCGGCACTTTCAACTTCTGCTGTTGCATCAGCGATTTGTGTCTCGCCGCCTGTAAGCCGCGCCTCGGCGTCAGCAGCTACTTTTTTAAACTCTTGATACCAATTGCTTATTTCAGAATTTTTAAGTTTGTCTTCGTTCTCTATCCAATCTTCAATGCCCTTTCCTGGCTTGGAGTTTTCTGGATGTTTTCTAACTGCATCATCGACTGCTCGCGTTAGGTTAAAAGCAAAATACTCTCTTGTGGTTAGCCCTCTCTCCTCATCTCTGTCTTTTTCTTCATTAGGCATGTATTGAGGATCTTTGATTATGTGCTTTACATTAGCTACATTGGTGCCACTTCTGTCAACCGCGGCAAGAAAATATTGTGCCCAATCAGTATGATCTGCATCACCACTTTCAATTTTACTCAGAAGTTCCTCGGTTTCTAAATCACTAGTGATGCCTGTTGCATCTGTAATTTTTTCTCCCACATAGGACGCGGCGTTAAACGCATGGTGCCATGGATCTAAATATTCTCCTCCAAGCGCCCCGTGAATATTTGTATCGAGAACCATATCAGCAACTGATGCAGCGCCATAGGCCGTAGCCAATCCGCCGATAAGCTTTCCAACAAAAGGTGCCGCGGCAATTAAGAAGGGTATCTCATTTAAGAGCTGTTTATTGTCTTTTAGGATCGCCTCCAAAAGTTCTTTATCTTCATTTAAGATTGCCTCTTTGATGATAATTTTCAAATTTTCTACAACTTGTTCTTCTGTCAAATTTTCTAATTGTTTTTTGTTTAAGTATTTTTTCATCAATTTTTATCCTTTTGTGAAATGATTCCTAGCATTCGCCTGTATAACCTTTGCTCTTAAGAATTTTACATTGTTCAGCTTTTGACTTGCCTTCTAATTCAGCAGCCAATGCAGCTTCGTCTGGAGCTTGCGCTCCTCTTTTAACAGCCAGCTTTTCAGCTTTAGATCCTGGTTGCATGCTAGCGCCCAAATCTTTCATCTTCCAATCGGTACCGCTCAACGTCGGTATTTTTTCTGGAATGGCCGGCCCTCGTGATCTTTTCTTACCTCTTTTTCGGTTTTTACAATATTTTGTACCTTTACAATGATCTCTAGAGAGCCAATATTCTGGTCGACCTGGCTTGGCATAATCTCCACCAATCCATTTCCATCCTCTTTTTCTTAACCATCTAGCCGACATTCCTAAAAAGCGCCTAGGCTCTTTCGAATTCGGACTTGGGCCAGTTGGCCGGCCCTTGGGCCAATTACCGCTAGGATCAGGAGTTAGCGGACTTCCGTCATCTCGCGGATCATCCGGAATTCCAGAATCAGGCAAATGTGGTACGCCCATTGTTCCTCGTTTCCCGGTACCGGAATCTTCAGCCCGATTTTTGCGCCTCTCCAGTTCCGCACATGCTCTTTGATCTCCTGTGCCGGCCGCACAAATTCTTCTGAGTTCTTCGTCTGACGCTTGCATCATCGCTTCCCTCGCCTTCGCCTCCTGTTCCATTTGCACCCAGTATCCACGGACTGCGGAAATGGCGAGGAACCCTGTCCCGCCGCAGAGAGTTTTTCGGAGTCCGCTTTTCGTGCACCATTTGTACACTCTACCAACCGTATTTCGCCCTGCTGCTTTTCCGAAATCTTTTGTCTTTTGCCAAAATTTCTGAGCCATCTCTTTAGGTGGTGAAGTTTTTCCTTTACCCTTGCCACCTTTTCCTTTGCCGCCGCCTTTACCGCCGCCTTTGCCACCGCCTTTACCACCGCCTTTGCCACCGCCTTTGCCGCCGCCTTTGCCACCGCCGGCGCGTGATGGACGGATCCTGACCTTTTTACCGTTCACCATCCTATATTTCCCGCCTTTGGGACCGGTATATATGCCGTCTTTATCAGGCCCAGAATCAGTCTTCTTTTTTGGCTCAGCCTTCTTTTTTGGCTCAGCCTTCTTTTTCGGTGTTGTTTTTTTGGGCGGTTTCGAAACGCCGGAGCCCTTCGTGACCGGGGCCCTCTTCGGGACTCCCTTCGGCGCCTTCGGAAGAAATTTATCGGCGCCGGGCATCTTGATCTTCGGAGCCGCTTTTACACTTGCCTTTCCTGCGCCACCGAAAAACTTCGCAGCTCCTTTGATCGCCTTTCCGGCCTTATCGGCCTTGTTTTCATGAAGCTTTGATTTTTCGTTTATTAAGTATAAACTGTTGATTACTTTAACCCAATCGCCACTTTCAATGGCTGCGTTAAATTTATCAATTGCAGTGTGAATTCCTTTGTTTTGAACAAGGTTTTCTTTAAGGGCTTCTTTTGCGCCCGCTTCTCCGCCGGAGGTTAAAGTTTTTAATGCTTTTTTACCCACTTTACAAGCTTGCTGCATAGCATCATCAATCATAGCCTCTAATTCTTCATCAGAAACATCTTTTCCAGTCTTCTCGAAGTGCGCTATAGCGCCTTTTTTAATGATTGGTCGAAGTTGAGGGTCTCCTTTGCAATTTGACAACCTCTTTAAGACCCTAAGCCCTCTCATTGGCGCGTCAGCCGCTGAAGGTTCAAGATCAGGGTCGACCTTTTCTTCTTCTTTTTCTTCTTCTTCGTCTAGAAGCCAAGTTTCGTAAAGATGATAAGGGTCTTTGGTATCATATTTGTTTTGCGATAACTTTTGACTATAAGATAAATTTTCTTTTTTTAATTTTTCTGCCTTTTCTACAGATTTAGTTCGAGACTCTACGCTATGTGGATTATCTTCTTCTTCTAGCGTTACTTCATCTTCATTAGAATCGCTCTCTTCTTCCTCTTTATAAAGATCTTTTTCTGCGGTTGAATAATCTTTTAGATTCATGTATGGGTCGATACCTTCATTAAGGCTTTCTTTTTTCGAATCAGCATAGCCCCACTTTTCCATCAAGAGGCCATTCAGCTCTGCGTTTTTCCACTTTGTCGTCGACATAATAGTCTCTCCTTCTCTAAGAGTACGTTTATAAATAGTTTCATTAAGTTGTTTATGCTTGGACGATGTTTTTTTAATTCCGTCTTCCCAATCTCTTAAACAAAAATTCCCTTCTCGATAGGCTTCGTCTTCCATTCTTCTTAAGAATTCATCGTCTTGAGCATATCCAGCGTGGGTGGAAATTTCTCTATCAAACTCCCCTCGACAGTTTTGTGCGTGATGTACCAACTCATGAGATAAAGATCTTAAAATATCTTTAATGTGGCGACCATCTACCATTAAACCAATCCCCATATCAGACGGGCTATAAAAAGCGGTCTTACCTAGGGGGTTTAAAGAGTTCTCTTCATCTGATAGAAAATTAATTACCGGAGGGCGACCAAAGCCCATTCTTTCTTGAGCAAATGGAAGAAATTCTCTGGCTAATTTTTCTAATTGTGTTAAATCGTGAGAAGTGTTGTTATTTATCACATAATCCATTACGTAATAAATAGTTATATTTTATCTTTATGTCCCGAAAAATGAACTTGTTGGAGAGTATCAGATTTTATGTCTTTCCATAACATTTCTTTAAACTCTACTTCTGAATTAAAATTAATTTTTTCTTGGTCTTTATACAATGACCATGTGTTAACTTTTTCTAGTACGTCCATTTTGTTAACAACGAGATGTGTGACACCATTTATATTAATAGCTTTCTTAAGAAAATTTAAATTCATCCAATTAACTTGCCGCTTTCTTCCTGTTGTCGCGCCATATTCCTCACCAACTTCTTGGATTAAATTATATATTTCCCCATTCGGCTGAAAGTCTTTTGCTCCAACATAAGTTTCATATCCTTTGGCAACTCCCCAAACATGTCTAATATTTTGAGGGGGCACACCGTTCATACATGCTGCAGCTGAAATACAATTAGAAGAAGTAACATATGGATAATCGCCCCAATCAATATCTAATCCAAACCCTTGAGCGCCCTCAAACAAGACTTTTGAATCCGGATTTTTTATATGTAGCTCATCATATAAATCAATAATATATGATTGCAATTCCGGAATGTCGCGGGCCCTTAAACCAGTTCTATCATATTTGTCGCGATAGGCCGGCCCGTTGCCTCTTTTTGTTGTGCCTATTTTTGTATCTCTACTATCTTCTTCAAGGTGATATTTTGTAATAATATGAGTATTTTCTGCAATATATACAAGGCCTTCCGTTTTTATACCGCCTTCTTCTAATTCTTTCATTTCTTTAAAGAATTGATCAATGTTTAATACACAACCAGATCCAATAATAGATTTAATCCCAAAAAATACTCCAGCGGGAATGTGGTGGGTAATAAATTTTTTTCCATTATGAAAAATAGTATGCCCAGCATTACAGCCCCCATTATAACGGATAACGTGAGTATATTCTTCTTCTCGACAAAGGGCGTGAGTTACTTTTCCCTTTCCGCAATCGCCGTACTGCAAGTCCACAACAACATCTGCAAACATATAACCTCCATTGTTAAGATTATACTATCACATCTTAAAGTAAACGTTTACGAATAAATACTCTTATTTTACTTTCTTTAAAATAATCTTTCGATGCTTTTGCTTCGGGGTCAAATCTTCCCAATATGTGTTGCACAGCTTTGTCTGTAGAGAATTCAGGATCTAAATACAAAGTAACTGAATCATATAAATTATTAAATTTTCCAGTTGGCATTTGAATAACATTGTTCATTACATAGTGCGCGCTTAAATCTTCATACTGGGGATCTTCATAGGGCTTCATTACTTTTTCTTTTGGAGCAGCGGGGCCTTTTACCTTTTTAGCCCCTTTCTGCTTTTGTATTTTCTCTGGAGCAGGGAAATAATCAAATGCTGAGCCTTTTTTGCCACTGGCAGTGATACTTCTGATGCCTGGTGTGGTTATTTTACCTTTTTCGTTCTTTATGCCCAACAGATACTGAGAAGCTTCTTCAAATCCGTCGACGTCAATTGTTGCTATGATTGTACCAAGCCAATCTTTTTCTTCTAAGTCTTGGAGCGCTCGTAGATCGTTGTTAATATCTGCAATGTTTTTAATTGATTGTCTAATTTGATCGAACGCAAACTGAGTAGTAACTCCAAGACCGGCTTCGCCAGTTTGACGTATTTGAGACGCAACCCAGATAAGTGCTTGCAATTCATGTGGCAATAAGTTTAAATTTTTTGCTTCTTGTGCAACCAGCCTAGCCATATAACGATAAGACACAACATTAGACATCAATTTTCCCTTTGTAGCATCCCATTCTTTGGCTGTAGATGCTTTTCTGAGGGATGGATAAAAAGCATCAATCATCCACGTATCGATTGTTGAATTCCACTCGTAAAGATCGTTATGTACCACATCCCCGAATTCACTTCTCTCACCAGCTAAATTTGGAGCAATCAAATTTAAAGCAAAATTTGGTACTTTGTGTGCTCCGGTGAACCCTCTAAAGGATCCGGGCTCTCTTTTTTCTGCACCAGGGAAAGTCTCTAAATATCTTCTCAACCCTTCAGGGTTTGTTTCAACATCCTTTTGTATTGCCTTATACATAAAGACGGCTTCAGCAAGATTTAGGGCAAATTTTGCTCTAGGGGAATATGTGGCAATCAAAAGGCCCAGGAGCGCGCTGTCACGATCATTCTCTGTCTCTCTGTCAAGGAGACCACGAATATTATGGTACCAATCGCGTGCCTCTTCATATAGGCCGGCCGTTTCTTTGGTGCTCTCAACAAGGTCTCTAAAATCGCTTAAAACATTTTGTGGCACTTTAATAACATAGCCAGTTTCTTCAAAATCTTCAGCAGACATTTGACCTAGGCCTTTTTCTAGATTTCTAACAGCTTTTGGCCCACTTTTAGTTAACTCTCCTTCTGATCCAAAATATTGCTTGCGCAAATCCATTTGTTCTGGAGAGGCTTTTGATGATTGAAAAGGCGTTATACCGAGATCTTCGTCCTCTTCTTCACCTTCGGCGACCATTCTTAATTCTTCTGGTTCCGGCTCTGTCACCTGTATGGTTTCAAGAGAGTCTGAATTAAAAAATGGTGCATCGCCATCTGCGCCTAAAGACTTTTTTGCTGCAGATATAATTCTTGCAATTGCGTCATTTAGATCATTAAGCTCTGATTCATTAAAGATGAATTCTTTGCCGCTAGAGGCACGACGCGAATTCAAATCAATCACGTCCTCTTGGATAAAGTGACGCCAGCTTTCAAACAGCTTATCCATGCATATAAATAGTACAAGCTACGTGTAAACTATGGAATATTTGACATTATTTCGAAATGATATTGTATAGCATCTAAATAAGTCCATCCAGCAAATAAAAGCACAAGCATCATCCACCATTCTCTTTTAACTGCCCAAAAAAGAATCAAGCCAAAAAGTGAAATAAGTAATTTAATAATTAAATAAGGGGCCGGCCCTAGAGTAAGAAGATACGCAACGAAAGAGTTCCCCTCTGCTCCGGGGTAATTGCCATGTGCTAAATGCATGGTAGTGAATGTATCTACAATGCATAAAATTCCAAGACCAAAAATTAAAAAAGTATTAATAGCGTTTATCATACTAATATGATACTAGATAAATTTTAGTTTGTCAAGAACAATATTAGATATCAAGATGCATTAGCATTCTATTAACATGTCGAATAAATTTAGTATGCTGAGCTGTCCAGCATGGAGGGTACCCCGCTTCATGATCCGGATCTCCGCCCCTACAAACTTGAGTCCACAAGGCAACATGAACCAGTTCATGCACCAGGGAAGAGGCAAAAACTCTTTTATATTGATTTGTTTTAAGCCAGACATACGTTGGGCATATGGTCATTCCTTTGACTATTTTTCTTGTTATTACAATCTGCCCTTTTCTATTTTTTTCTATTTTTTCGTGAGCTTTCTCTTCAGATGACCACTCTATCATCAATTCATTTAGATTTTTTTTAATTCTTTCTTCCTTGTCTCCGAATGTCTTTTGCCATTGACGATAAAAGATTGTAACCGCCTGTGAAACCCGAGTAGATGATGGTGCTTGATTGGAATCTGTAATTTGCCAAGAATGCGGGGAATATGGCAAATTAATCATTTGTTTTTGAATACTACTACAGCCACTCAAGAACAAAAAAAGTGTCAATATTATCACCCTAGTCAACCATAAACCCTCCTATGATTTATTCATTTCCGCAAACTTCTTTATCAATTATCTCCATAAGACTCGTGTACATTTTTGTAGCGTTGTGACTCAACTCATACCACTTACCACCATTAATGAGAGCTATGGGCTCCCACCCAGTTTGTCCAAATGGCATGCTAGCATTTTTACTAGTTGTGTTACTAAAGGTGTATGCTACTGTATCCATAGCTGTCGCCAACATACTAAGTAATATATTTTGTGTTACTCCATCATAATTGGAATTCCAGCTACCACCCAGCACATTCTTTGGTACCATAAAGCTTTGCCCATGTTCATCAGAAAAGACGATAATAACTCTTTTTGCATTTGGTCTCCAATTAATCTTAAAATTATCTAATTCCGGAATAGATTCACTAATTGCATTTCCAACCATGGTTGTCCATGTCATCTCACTTAAAGACCATGGTTCTGCCGGCGTGAGATCCATCAATGCTAAATATAAGGCATCATATAACATTTCATGTTGCCCATTCATTGTATTCTTATCAAGAGAAGAAAACTTATTCATAAAGTCTTCGAACGACGCCAAATTGCTCACTAATTCCAAATAATTGTTGTTTCCATAATTACCTGGCACTCTTGGCCCAACGATCAAACCCCATTTGATAACATCTTCATCTTTGTAATTTTTTGCAAATTGATTTAGAGCTAACAATACTGCTTCAATTTCAGAACTCATGGATCCTGACCAATCAATAATAAACAAGATGTCAGTTTCTTGCATCTCACCTTCTTTATCAATCTCACCATCACAATCGTCGTCTTCCCCATTACAGCTATCCTCTAAGAGAGGCAAGACCTCATCCTTGCAGTACCCCTGTATAAACGATCCAAAGTCGTTATAATGCCCCCAGGCGCCCTCTGAGCAAGTTTGCACGCCCGGCAAGCATATGCCCACATTAACTGTTTCCGGTGGTCCTGTATAACACGCTTTGTATAAATCTTCATCAATTAATTGATTACAATTATCATCGTGATTATTACATAATTCATATGGCAGCGCTGCGCCGACAAAAGGATCGCAATTAGGATCTACTGGAATATTCCATGCACACATAGAGAGGCATGGTGTAAATCCTATTACAGAACAATCTTGTGTTTTGCATTCACAAGTTTTATATCCAGTGCCACAAATCAAAGGATCTTCTTCACATGGAAATAAAGTGCCTATATCTTGTACAGTGCAAAGACAGTCTAAGCCTTCATCGACCATTCCGTCGCAATCATTATCAAAGCCATCGCAAATTTCAACCCCTGGCTGCTTTGCTGTGCAAGATCCCCAATTCCCATCGACACATGTTTCATAGCCACTTTCACACGCCGTATTACATGGTCTAAATAATTCTTCATCAATGAGGCCATCACAATCGTTATCAATACCGTCGCATATATCAAAGTCTTCTGGGCCACATTCTCCACATGCGTTTAATTGGCCCTCATCAATTTCTCCGTCGCAATCATTATCTAGACCATCACAGATTTCTTCAGTGCATTCAGTTTCACACTCACCTTCCTTAATATGCCCTTTATCACAGTAGATGGTTTTTTCACCAGGGAGCCCACTAGCCGTAATACATTCTTCTGTTCCCATTTTAAATTGGCTTGGGTCACACTCAAGAAACTCTTCACATTCGCTCATTGAAAGCACTTCAGGCGGGTCTTTGCAAACATCTTTTACTACGGCGATTCTATATAAAGGCCCGTTAACTCCAGGGCAGAAATAATACTCCGTTCGATAACAATCTAATTTATATTGCTCAGAAGGCACAACAGGAATAATATCTTGCGTTACGGCCTGCGGCACGTCTGCAAGAGTCATGTAAGTGGGGTCATCAAGGAAAAGATCGCTACAGGCAGGCAATAACATTAATATAGCGATTAGTTTTTTCATTTTGTTTATCTCATAAGCACCAACGTTATGGAAGACAAAGTATCATAAAAGGATACTAATATTTTTCTCTTTTCTCCTGGCAGGATAGTTACCCTGCGAACTCCACTCCTCCTTGTTTTTGTTGCCATTGGCAATCGCGGTACAAATTACTCTCCCTCTATAAGTAACTATGAGCAAAATATCATAAAAACAATTAATTTTTTATTTTTATGATATATCCTCTGGAGGAGACGTAAATTGAACGCCTAAAATTCTATCACCTTCTTCGTCTTTAATCTTGGCTAGTTGTCTTTTTAGAAATAGTGCATAATTGCCCATTCCAGTTTCGCCAACAATGCATTTAATCTCTAGCACGGCAGCTTTTTGACTAGGAGAGATGTTTCTTTGCCTCTCTCCAGTTTTAACAATTGTCACACCAGGAATTGCTCGAATTTTCTCAAAAATATCAGCATAAAGGTTGGCATCTTTTTCTAGACGGACCAAAACATCAAATTCCCATCTATTCTTAACTTCTTTTAGGAATTTGCGAAAATTTTCAAGAATAGGCTTCATGAATATTAGTCCGGAGCGCTAATAATTTGTCGGGCAATCCGGCCATAATTACCGCCTGCGTTGGGGTTCTTTTTAAGCCACCACTTTGCAGCTTTTTTAGCCTCTGCTCTTTTACCTTTTCTATATAGCTTTTCAGCTTGATCGATGGCATTTGCCCGCGGATCTTTAGATAATGCACCAGCCCACTTTTTTCGCTTATGGTGCTTTCTGCGGAGTCTTCGCCATTCTTTTTTTGCTTCTGGCGATTTGGGATCTCCAAATAAGCCATCTTTCAGTGCTTTATTTATTGTACGCCTTTTCTCATCAGGAGAGGCCGACTTGTCCCCAAGTACGTCAAACATTTGTCTGCGCTGTACAGCCAGAGCATCATCTTCT